AAAATAGTTGCTTCAAGCAGTAGTACATATTCGGATATTGATTTAGCATTTAAAAAGAAAAAGAATGGTGATATATTTAAAAAGACTGACGCTAATGCGGTAAAACAAGCTGTTAAGAATTTAATTCTTACAAATCACTATGAAAAACCTTTTGTACCTTTCTTTGGTGGAAGTATTAGAGATATGCTGTTTGAACTTGGTGATCAGTTTTTAGATTTTGAAGTAGAGCAAAGAATAAAATTAGCAATAGAAAATTATGAACCAAGAGCTGAAGTAATAGACGTATCCACTTCATATAGAGACTATGCAAATTCTCTTGACGTATCAATAACTTTTGTTATATTAAGTACAAATGAAACAATTACACTAGAAACAGAAATTTCGAGGTTGAGATAATGGCCACAAATATTACATCAACAGCTTTAGATTTTGATGCTATAAGAAATAGTTTAAAAACTTATTTTGCACAGCAACCAGAATTTTCTGACTATAACTTTGAAGCATCTGGCTTATCTAATGTATTAGATGTTTTAGCTTACAATACACACTTTAATGGGCTTACCGCAAACTTTGCAACTAATGAAGCATTTTTAAATACTGCGCAATTAAGATCATCAGTTGTATCACATGCCGAAGCTCTTGGTTATAGACCAAGATCAAGAACCCCATCATCTTCTTCACTCACGCTATATGTTAATCTTTCCGGCGTTGCAAATCGACCATCTTCAATAACTTTAAATTCTGGATGGGAATTTAATGCATCTAATGAATCTGAAACCTTTAAATTTATAACAGATAAAAATTACAGCGCAGAGGATGATGGAAATGGACTGTATAGATTTTCTGATGCAAATGGAGATTCGGATATTAAAGTTTTTCAAGGCGAGTTTAAAACAAAAACTTTTATTGTTGATGATACAGCAGAAAATCAAATATACGTTATACCAGATGAATCTCTTGATACCGGAAAAATAACAGTAAATGTTTATGATACACCAACATCTACAAAATTTACTTCATATTATTTCTTAGATACTGCACTTACTGTGGACTCAACTACTGCATTCTTTGATATAAAAGAATCGCCAAACGGATACTATGAGATTAATTTTGGTGATGGTAAGAGTTTCGGTAAATCTCCTGCAGTTGGCAGTAAAGTTGTAGTCAGATATTTTTCTTCAAGAGGAACTGATGCAAATGGATGTACTGGTTTTAAAAGTGCAAATAGTTATGTTTTAAATGATGTAAACTATCCTGTTAACATTCAAACACAAAAATCTTCTACAGAAGGCTATGAAAAAGAAACAATAGAATCCATTCGTAAATTAGCACCACTTCAATTTGCAGCTCAGAAGAGATTAGTAACATCTGCAGATTACAGAGCAATGATTTTATCTAACTTTCCTGTTATAAAAGATGTTGCAGTATGGGGTGGAGAAGATAATGTCCCTATTGATTATGGTAAGGTATATATTAGTCTTCAATATCAAGATGGAACATCAGATGCAGTAAAAACTGCAACACAAAATAGTATTGAAACTAACTTTACAAACCAACTTTCTGTTATGTCAATTTCAAATAAATATGTAACTCCTGAAGAAACATATTTAGAAATAACGGGTAATTTTAATTATGATCCTAGTTTAACTAATGATACAGGTTCTGCTATCCAAACAACTATTACAAATTTTTTAAAAGAATATTTTACAAATACTTTAAATAATTTTAATTCATCTTTTAGTAGATCAGAAGTATTGACCGAAGTAAGTGATTTAAATAGAGCCATACTTTCTGCAAAGATGGATCTTAAGATTCAGCAAAGAGTAAATATAACTGTTGGTTCTCCTAAAAATTATAATATATATTTTCCAGTAATGTTAATTCCTGCTGAAGCTCAAGACTATAGTATTGAATCTTCAATGTTTACTTATGGTGATGATGCAGTTCGTTGCACTGTTAAAAATAAATTAAACTCAAATATATTACAGGTTGTATCAACTACGGGATCTATAATCGTAGAAGATATTGGTAGTTATGATTATCAAAAAGGTAGTGTAAATCTTAACGGTTTTGCTCCAGTTTCGATATCAACTGGAACTACATATATCACATTTAGTTCAACTCCGCTTGATCAGAGTATGATTTCACCTCTAAGGAATTATGTACTAAGATTGGATACTGCAAAATTAAGAATGCAACCATTAAAGAATGAGCAAAATACAAAGGTAGCGTTGTAATACGATGTCTGAAGATAGAAATAATTTATCACTTAGAGCAGACTATGTAAGGGATATTCTTCCAGAATATTTTGCTGCTGATTATCCTAATCTCATTCAGTTTTTAGAAACTTACTATGACGCTTTAGATAGTGATGGTAATTTTGGCAATACAATAAAAGACTTATATGAAATAAGAGATATTGGAAAAACAGATTTAAAATATCTTGATCATCTATTTGATGAAATTGGTCTTAGTTTATCTTCAGAGTTTGTTTCAAATCCAAGAGAAATACTAAAGAACCTTGCTAAATTTTTTAGAGTGAAAGGTTCTCTTTATTCTGCTGAAGGTTTCTTTAGAGGATTTTTTGATACATCAGCAGAAGTTGAATACCCAAAAGATAAAATTTTTACTTTAGATGATCCATTATCAATACTTGGACCTAAATCATCTAAGAAGATGCAAGATGGTAGATTACATCAGGTATTATCTCATCTTATAAAGACCACAGTACCATTAAAAGACTGGGAACAATTATATAAAAAGTTTGTACATCCTGCTGGATTTTATTTACATGCTGAAGCACAGCTTTATACTAATCCAATATATAAGCCTGTTGGTATTCTTTCAGATGCAACTCCACTAAATTTAAGAGTTGAAACCGATAGTGCTTTACCAAAGTTGGCTATAGATGCTCGTATTATTAGTAAAACTGATATGGGCAATAGTGATATTCTTATCATGGATGGACATAAAGAATATGTATGTGGATCAAATACTAGAAGATTTCAATATTCAAATATACTAGACTATGCCGATAGTGAGGGGTGGTTTATTGAAGATAGTTATGGCAGAGCATTAGAAGGACCGGGTCTTTCTGTTAAAAATTCTGTAGATGCTGGATTGTATAGTAATAAAGAAATACATGTTACTGCTATTGATTTATCACCAACACTCGAAAGTGAAGATAGTAATTATCAACCAAGCCTTACGGAAGTACCAGGGGAGCCATATACTATATTTGAAGCTTCTCCGGCAACAATTAAAACATTAAATACACAAACACCAAGTACATCATCAACTTTAATTCAAATAAATATTCCTTCAGAATTAAATAAAACTCTTGCTCAAATTACAAGAGGCGATAGTAAAACATATATTTCAAGAATGTATTTAACGGGCAATTATTCGTCTACAAAGCTTGATATAGCTTTGCCTGGTTTAGGGGATTCTTTTGGTGGAGATTATTTCTGTATTGGTGGAGGCACAGATGCTGCTAATCATTCTACTGCAGTTGTATCAGCCTCAGCTCCAGTATTAAGAGTTGATGATATTCTTGATTCATATGGTATGTTAGATATAAACATTAAAAAGACTGGATCCGGTTCTATTAGTGTAAAATTTAATCTTTCACATAAATTTAACAGTATATATGAGTGGATTAAGTATGATTCTAATGCAGTTTTTGATATAAATAGTTTTAATTATGGTGACAACCAAAGTATGAGAAATGTGACTATTCAAGAATTAAAAAACAAGAATATTTCATATTTAAAAGACGCAATAATTTAATAGGTAGAGCATGTCGACAATTGTAACACAAAACTTTAAGAAGGAACTCATGATTGGGACCATTCGTAGTATTAATAATACTACAGAGAACTATTATATTGGCGTGTCTCGATCTAATCCATGGAATGCTGTAGATTCAGCACCAACAGCTAAAGATAATATTAGGATTCAAAACGAATTCCGAAACGGTCTTCAATCTATTCATAGGATTGCAGCAGCTGCATTAGTTGTTCCTCGTAAATCTTGGAGTGCTGGATCCACATATGTTGCATATGACGACAAAAAAGATTTATCTGACTACGGTTCAGATTTTTTCTATGTTGTAAATAATAATAATGATGTTTATATTTGCTTAAGACAAGGAACTGACGCAACTGGGTCAGCGGTAGCTTCGACAGTTCAACCCACAGGTTCCAATAATGATCCATTTGAAACTTCTGATGGTTATGTATGGAAGTTTCTTTATACTATTAGTGCCCTAGATGCTACTTTATTTATGACTAATGATCATATGCCCATTGATCGTATCTTAGCCACAGATTCAAATTCTACTGGTAATGAAATAAAACAGTATGAAGTTCAGAGTACTGCAAAGCCTGGGATGATCACATCATTTGAAGTAACTGCGGCTGGAACTAATTATAGTAACCCATCAATTAATATCAATGGTGTCAATTATCCTGATCTTGTAGATTTTACGTTAAATTCTGGCGCTATTGTAAAAGCGGAATATAATCCTGATTCCTCAGGTACCACTTTAAACTATGTTCACGGATTAAGAGGAGCACAAATAACTCTTACTGATTCTAATGGAACAAATGGTGAAGTGAGAGCTGTTATGTCCAGCGGATTAGGTATTGGCGGAGATGCATCTTCTGATCTTAAATGTGGTTCTATGATGATTGGTGTAAGAGTTGATGGAAATACATCTGACTGGTTGCTTAATCAAGATTATAGACAGATTGGTATTATCAGAGGAATTAAAGATTCTGCTCAAGGTATCCAGTGGACTAATCTTACTGGTGGTGCTTTACAATCTATGACTCTTGCAACACAAACAGTTGCATTTACAGCAGACGAAGTCATGGTTGGTTCTACAAGTGGTGCAAAGGCATACGTTGATCAAACTAATGGCAATACAATTCTATTTCATCAAAATGATTCGACAGGTTATGTTGGATTTGTAGCAAATGAAACTTTAACAGAAACGAGTGGACCAGGACAGGGCACTGTAGGTAATCCACTTATATCATCAGAGGTTGATCCGTTTACAGGTGAAATATTGTATATAGATAATAGGTCTGCAGTAACTAGAGTTGCTAATCAGACAGAAGATATTAAAATAGTTATTCAATTGGATGAGTGTTCATGACCGTAAACTATACTAAAAATTTAGAAACCCAAGTTTATAAAGACGACTTTGATCCCGATAAGGGGTTCCATAAAGTATTATTTAAAAGCGGTAAAGCACTTCAAAGTAGAGAATTGAATCAGCTTCAATCTATTATACAAGAAGAAATTAAAAGACTTGGTACCAACCTTTTTAAAGAGGGTGCTTCACTCGAGTCTGCTGCTCTTACTTTTAATAATCGTTACAGATATATTAAACTTAATACAGATCCAACCGATGCTACAACTCCTGGTGTTTCCTTACCTACAGATATTTCTAATTTTAAAGATAAGGTTTTTATTGGTCAGCTTTCTGGTATTTCTGTAAAAGTCATTGAAATAGTAGAAGCTGAGGGATCTGATCCGGCAACAATTTATATTCAGTACATTGATACTTTAAATGGAACATCTGGAACAGAACCTGCTTCTGTAACTCCAGGCGAAGAATTACTAGAAAAAGACGGTTCTGTGGTATTGGTTGTTCAAACAACTAACACTACTGCAGATCCAGCAACTGGTTATGGTTTTAGAATTTCTGCTGGACCAGCATCATTCTTTGCTGAAGGACACTTTGTTCATGCGGCAAAACAAAGTCTTATTGTTGCAAAGTATTTTTCAAATCCAACTGCTACTATCGGGTTTAAACTTACACAGGTAGTTACTACAGCAGATGATGATGAATCTTTATATGACAATCAGGGAGATTTGCCAAACTATACGGCTCCTGGTGCGGATAGATATACAATTAATTTAGAATTAGTAAATAAGAATACTATTCAAGCTGATGAGACATTTATCTATTACGCTAAAATTGAACATGGTTTCCTTGTTGAAGCAGTTACTGGATACGAGCAATATAATAAAATTAATGATATTATGGCCGTACGAACGAAAGAAGAGTCTGGTAATTATACTGTAAAGCCATTTAGACTTTCTTGGGATGAACATTCATCAGATAATACAAAACTATCTTTAGGTGTGAGTAGTGGCTCGGCTTATGTAAATGGTTATAGAGTAAGTAAAGCATCAGCTAGTACTTTGGATATACCAAGATCAACTACTGCTGTAACACAAGAAAATAGAGGCATCTCTGGAACATATGGTAATTATATACTAGTTGAAGCTGGTTTCTTTGGTGTTCCAGATGTAAATATTTTTGAAAGAGTAGATATTAGTGACGATATTACAGGAACTGCCCCTTTTGATGTTAACGATAAAATTGGCTCTTTAAGAATTAGGGGTATTGATCCTGGAGAGCCAGGATCAAATACATTTAAAGTATATGTGTTTGATATTGAAATGAACGCCGGTAAAATATTCAATAGAGATGCTAGGGCAATCGGTTTAGATAGTGGAGCTTGTAGTTGTGAAAGACAAGAAATGAGACTTGTCAGATCAAACAATAAAGTCATAATATATGAAACTCAAGCAAATGAACTGTTCTTTAAAATACCAGGTAATAGACCAAGCGCAGTTTCAGATGTTTCTATGACTCTCGCAAAAAGATATAGAGGTACTGCTGCAGCAAATGGCTCGATGACAATAACTGCTGCAGCTGGGGAAGTATTTACAGATACTGCTAATTGGATTATTTCAGATCCAGGTGGAGCAACAACAGGTCAATCTCCTGCATATGCTGGAGTTGGTACATCAAGCGTTACTATTACGGGGTTAGTTAGTTCTAAAAATGGCGGTACAATTGCTACGGGATTTAATCAATTTGAAGTATATGCTTATACATTTAAAGGATCTTGTAATATTGCTTCTAAAACAAAATTAACAACCACAGCCCTTGTTAATTTTAACCCAAGTACGGGTATTGCACAGCTACCCTATACTGATGTAATAGGCGTAGAAGAAATTAGAATATTGGCTTCTAACGGAAATCTTGTTACAGATAAGTTTGAAGTAGATGGCGGTCAAAGAGATAATTCATACCAGAAAGGTTCTATTACTATTAAACCTGGTAGAACAGTTACTGGTAATTTCCAAAATACAACTCTTCAATTATTTGTTAAATTCTCTTATTTTGTTCATGGTTCTGGCGACTTCTTTGGACCTAGCTCTTACTCAACAATTGATTATCAAGATATTCCTAGTTATCAATTAGCAAATGGTCGCTATGTGGATTTAAAAAATTATCTTGATTTTAGATCATCAAAGGGAAGTAGTGGAACATATTCAACTACTGATGCTGAAATATTTATTTTACCGAAGCAAGGTTCAACTATTGTTGCTGATGTTTCATATTATCAGCCAAGATATGATAAGTTAGTTTTAACACAACAGGGCGAATTTAAATATATTAAAGGAACCCCATCTTTAAATCCTAAGTTTCCTTCAATTCCTGATGGTGCTATGGAACTTCATAGAATTAGATTAAATGCTGGAACATTTGGACCTGACGATTTAACATTCTCAATGCTTGATAACAAACGCTATACGATGAGAGATATTGGGAAATTAGAGAAAAAGATTGATGATCTTGCAGAAGTAACGTCTCTTACACTATTAGAAATGGATACTGCAAATATTGATGTATTAGATTCTGATAATAGAAATAGAACAAAATCAGGATTTATGGCAGATAATTTTGAGAATCAGTATTTCTCAGATATTACACACCCAGGATATTCAGCAGCCATTGACCCAAGAAATAAACTTATAAGACCAAGAGCAATTACAAATAACATTGGTCTTTATTATGACTCGAATGCATCAACAAATACTATTATGAAAGGTGATAATGTATATACAACTTATAATACAACACCTTACATTGTTCAAGATGTAGCATCTTCTACTGTAAATGTTAATCCATATTTAAATTTATTTTATAATGGTGCTATGTCACTTTCTCCAGCATCTGATGACTGGTATGAAACTGATTATATTCCAGATAAAATTATTCCAGGTGGATCATTACTTAATACAGACTTGGCTCTTCAATGGGGCGATCACGAATGGAATTGGGGCGGCACTGATATTAATAATCTTAATATTGGTGATGAACAATCAATCACTTCAGAGATCGGACGTAATAATTGGAAAGAAAGAAAAGGATTTTTCTGGAACAGAAAAACAACAACTGGAACTGATGTAACAAAGGAAACAGTTGTTAATAGAGTTGTTGCTTCAGAAACAGTTAGAGAAATCATTGATGATAGAGTTGTAGATGTTGCATTTATTCCGTTTATGAGGTCAAAGCTAGTGACTTTCCAAGCTGAAGGTCTTGCACCTAATACTCAAGTATTTGCATACTTTGATGGTAGATCAGTTGCTAACTGGGTAAGACAAGAAGCATTTAGCGGAGTTAATATAACAAAGCAAACTGATGTAAGTAATCTTTATAAAGCTGCAACCGAATATCCTTTAACTGGCGGTAAGACAAAATTATATACTGATGGCCAAGGTAAGATTCAGGGTGCATTCTTTATACCATCTTCTAATACGAGAACAGCAGGAACAACAAACTTTAGAACAGGCGATATCGAATTTACTTTATTAGATATTACGGAGTTTAATAAAAAGAATGCAAGCTGTGCCGCTTCAGCAATCTTTAGTTCTACTGGTACTCTTACTACAAGACAAGAAGATGTTTTATCTACACGTCTTCTTCACATTGTTGGAACAAGTACAACAGCAACAGAAACAATTAATGTATCATCATCTGGTGGTGGCGGAATAGATATTCTTGGTGCAGTTAATACTGTGGCTGGAGGTATTGCAACAGGAATCGGAGAGGTTTTTCAAGGAGATTTAATTGGCGGAGTTTCATCAGCTGTAGGTGGAGTAGCAACTGCTGCTGGAGATTTAATTAGTGATACAGTAGGTGTTGTTGAAGATGTATTTAGCTTTGTAAAAGATATTTGTTTCTTTGATCCTATTGCACAGTCTTTCCTAGTCACAGAAGCAAATGGAGTATTCTTAACAGAAGTCGGTTTATTCTTTGCTAAGAAAGACACAAGCGAACAACCATTTCCGGTAACTATTCAGATTAGACCTACCGTAAATGGACATCCATCTTCTGATCTTTCACTTCCGGGTTCTATTGTTACTATTCCAGCAAGTGATGTTGTTGTTTCAACAGATGCTTCGGCAGAAACAAAAGCAGTATTTAAAGAGCCAGTATATTTAAAACCATTTACCGAATATGCAATTGTGGTTATCTCTAATAGTGATGCATATGAAGCATATATTTCAAAAATGGGTGAATTTAAATTA